ATCACATGCAAGCAGCACTTTATGTCGATGCTTGTCGGGAGTTAGGCTTGACCGCCAAAGGTTTTAAGTTTCTGGCCCAAGAAAAACAAGATCCATATCCTTATGTCGTTTATACCTTATCGGATGAAGCCTTGTTGTATGCTCGCAAAAGAAATGAGCAAGCGTTAGATCTATTGCTTAGATGTCAAGCAAATGACGACTTCAAACCCTACAATGTGGAAGGGATCCAAACTGTAGAGTTATCAGATCTTTATTGAACGTGATCGGCTAGTTTGAAAGGGCCGTAATCGTAATCATCATTGAACCACTTTACGCAACCATCGGAGTATGGCTCAACCTCCCATTCTGTTCTAGCATGCCATTTGTGATCGAAAATTCCAAGATCTTTTAGATCTCCAAACAAATCATAAAACATATTGCTTTTTTTTCTTGTTGTAGGTTTTTCATAATCCATGAAACCATAGGCGACTTTTAATGCGTATTGAGCTTTTAAAAACTTGGCTACGAGTCCTTTATGTTTATTATCAAAAGGAATTACCTCACCATGCTTTCCTAAACCGCCAGCAGCACAATCGCCACTTCTAGCTACCAAGCAAAATTCTTTCATTATTTTTCCTCCCAATAGCTGCTGAATGGTATCGCGTCTTTGTCGACACCCCAATAAATACCTATGCCGTTTTCGTGGTTGCCCACTTTGATATTGTCTAGTCTATGATTGACCTTTCTGCCATCATCCCAAAGGATGTCAACAGTCTTGTCAGTATAAACATCGACAACCTCACCGAAGTCTAGCGGGATCCCAGCTCCCCAGAACCCGGTGACTTTTTTGGTTTTTGTGTTTAACACTACGCCACCTCCTTTTCAAAATCTGTTGCTTCTAATTCCCACGGACCACAATGTTCAGTCTTGCTCACATAGTAGCTCACTAAATACTTGTCGTATTCATAAGTTTTGTCAGCATCAATCTTACCAATTTGGTAGTAAAGATCTTTTGTCCATGTGGTGTTTGTTTCAGCATCATAAACCTTGTTGCCAACCTCTACCCAAGCATGTCCAAACTTCTTACCCTTTGTATCAGCACCTTGTCCAACAACATGACCATGAACAATTACAGCATCAAGTCCACTCTTTTGTAGATCCATAAACTTATGAATCGCGTTTTCATAACAGTTGCCTTTTACCATTACGCTACCTCCGCATATTGAGCCAAAGTTTTTTCTGGTTCCCACCAAGCATCTCTTTCGATCTTTAAACCAAAAGGTAAATCAAGATCTTCAAGTTCTTTGATGTTCACATAACCTAGTTCTGGAAAACCAAAACCAAGATCACAAAGACCAAACATTTGGCCAGTCTTTTCGTCATACTCAGTAATTAACCAAGTTTGATTACCAACCGGGTTAAATAACTTCAACCAGGGCTTATCGACATTTGCATCACCAACATTCTTTGCTAGTTTGTTAGCGATCTCTTTAGTAATTAATTTCATTAAATTACCTCCCTTACTAATTTGCCACCGATCACACCGGCATATTTACCACCCTCGATGCTTACGTTATAACCATCTTCATACTCATAGTAGACTCTGTTTCTACCATTGGTTTCCCAACCAGTAACAGTAACCAAGCCATCGTAATTGTGACATTTTCTTTTGTCACCCGCGTTGATCTCAGCACCAGTCACCTCATCAACTAATTTATATATCGCAGTCATTCCAACCTCCTTTTCGTTTTTAATTAAAATTCCCACATAGTTATAATGCCATAAGTTGCAACTATTTGCAACTATTTACAGACAATAATAACAGTTATTTTAGAGGTAATTTTCGTAAAGATTTATGACTCTTTGACGATCATGGAGCCAAAAAACCAGGAGGTAGCGATCACCGCTTTCGACCGGGAGGCCCTTATGCAGATTGATAAAACTCGGGAAGATCAGCGCATGGCCCGTTGGCAACGGACCGATCTCACCATAGTTGTGAAACGCGGTGCCACCGCCTTCATACTTACCAGTATTGAGCGGCACAACTACTGAGATATCAGCGCTTTCATCGTGGTGCCAGGCACCTTGTTTTTTATCTTTAAGATTGTAATTAGCAATTTGTATCGTTGATGGATCTTTGCAATCTCTTTGCCATATAGCATTAAAGATTGGATTCAAAACAGTTTGCACAACAAACCACATGTTGCGATACAGCTCCGGGACATGCTCGCGCAAAACTATTTCCGGGATCTGGCGCAGTTGGTCCTCATCATCGTTGGCTTCAAATGGTATTTCTTTTTTCATGTGTTCTATTTCTTTCATCAACAAAGAACAAAACTTACGACGAAACAAAGGCACACGATAGATCTCTGGATGTATTTTTTTTATAACTTTATGTATGGGAGTCTTGCCCATATCTTCCAGGCCCTTATTGCCTTTGAATTTTACTATGTCTGGTAAAGTGTCCTGGACTGCTTTGTATGTTGCATGATTCACCATCCAGTGTGACTGCATGCTCAACAAGTGATTTTTAATCCTATACATGGAATTTAGTATAGCAGATAAAAATGAATATTTATTTGTATAATTCTGCTAAAAGTTATAGAATTAACCAAATGATTACAGAATCGAACAATATGAACGATAAAAGAGAAGGAAAAGAAATCAGAAAAAGTTTAGCTGTAGATCCAGCTACTTACGATCTTTTGCAATCTATTTGTGAAATGGAGCATAGATCTAAGATAGATCAACTCAAAGTGTTGATTCAAAAAGAACACAAGAGGCTCAACAGCTTGGCTGAAAATGAAGCTATTTAAAAAGATGTCTAGCAAAGACAAAGCAGTTCCACAATCTTATCAACCAGTCTTGGAAGCGCAAGAAGTTATAGATCTATTCAGCAGACTTACTCTACATCAACAAGCAGCCCTTATGAGGCTCATATCGCGCAATCTAGAGGTAGTTGTGGGTGAAGATAAGTATATGGGTTATGATTTCGATTATGAGGTCGTAGGCGCTATGATACGAGCTTCTGAGTCCTCAAACTAAACTTTTTTCTTACGCGCTGTCTTAGTTCTTGCAAAAGATCTGTTTTTGTTTTTGTTCATAGATCTTAAATTACCTTTTTTATTATTTAAAGGATTGCCATCTTTATGATGTATATCTTTACCATCGCCTATTTTGGCCTTGCCCATTTTAATGGCTAGACGTCTTGCTTTATTGCGTGAAGATCTTCTTTTTATTTGCTCTGGTTTCGAGTGATAGTTTGCATACTCTTTGGCGTAGTTACGAGCCATAGACTTATACTAGAGAACCAATACCACCAGCTTGTTGACGCATAGCAATTTCTCTATCTGCTTCGTCTGGTAAAATTGTCGGGGACATAATAATTTCTGGATCGCTTACTTGTGGTGGTGAAAATTCAGTAATTTGTTCTGCTAACTCTATATCTGGTAATAGTTTACCGGCAACCTCTGCGCCCGTTACTTCTCTAAATGCTTGCTCATTAGGAGCAGCCGTTGTTGCTGGCGGAACATTTTCTGCATTTTGATTTTCAATAGGCTCTATGGTGTCATGCTGTAATCCTTCTGTAACCGCTCGGATCTCATCTCTTATTTCTGGATTAGCCTCATAAATCATATATAGCCTTCTAGCATGCTGCCCAAAACTGTTCGGATTGTAAGCAGCTATTTCTATACCTTCCGTAAGCCACTTAACATAATCTGCATTTGTAAATAGTTTCGCTCCACCATAAGGCATCAATAAGGCACTTAAACCAAACTCAAAACCCTCTGATCCAGGTATTTTTCCTAAAGCATCTGCTCCAGCAGTAAAATAAGACATGGTGGTTAATACTCTTGCGGTTCCGCTTGGATTAGCCATTTTTTCAGCAGACTTTCCAACCGAATCTATAACTTGCACTAGATTATCTAGCTCTGGAATTAGTTTTTCATGTTCTGTTCCTTTGAATAGAGCTTCTTTTGCTTCTTTGCTTAATCTATTCCAGTTGGTAATAAATGTTCTTGGAGAGAAACCTTGTTCCGCAATGTATTCAGATCCTTGTTTAATTACACCCTCTGCTCCTAATTCAGCAGCAGAGCTAATGCCTGGGGTTGGCACACCCATTCTGCCCAAAATATAACCAGAAATAACATTAAACTCATCGGGATCTAAGATATTTTTTAATTTGAGCAAACTTTCTCCACCATCTTGAGCACCACTTAAAACATATTTTAATGCTTTGTTAGCCTCAACTTCGCCTTTAGCAAGAATATTGTCAACGTATGTCATACCGCCTTGTTTGCTAGTGTTTTCTGCAACAAATTCATTGGCTTGTCTATATAAAGTGCCCGCTCTTGGACTTGGTGAGCTTGCAACAAGTGCGTCAAGATCTTTCGTTATGTAACCATACAGCTCTTTCATTTTTACGCCGTTTGAGTCAAGCCTGCCGCCCGCTGCTGTGGCAGAGGACAAGTTTTCACGCAGAAAACTTCTAAACTGTTTTAAGTTGTTGTAAGTTAAAACGCCAGCATCAGCGTCTGCCAACACCTTGGCAGCCAATTCCATGACTGGTCCTAAAGTTTTTTGTCCTGTTTCTGTTTTTGATGCGGGTAAATATTTGTTGACAAATTGTTTTGTGTTTTCTGCGGGTGAAGAGAGGTTTGATGGCATAAACTCATCAACTTGGTTATACAAACTTGTTACTTTATTGTTATAGACCTGTCTAGCTCTTCTTGCACCCTGCATCAACTCTGTAGCAGCCTCGTCTGTTGTTCTTACACCGCCGTAACGCCCTGCCAAATCTTTCGCGTAAGCATCAATTTGAGCAACAGTTTGTTTTGCGTTGTTGTACATGGTTCTGGTTGACGCGGGCATACCAGCAAGAGTTTCTTCTATTAATAATAATGACGGATTTTCTGTTATCTGTCCTGGGGTTGGGTTGGTAATACCCACACTATCAAACGCTTTTGCATTTTCTTTTGCTGTTTTAGAGGTGCCTCCAGAAATATATCTAAATGGCTGTCCAGCTACATATTTTATACCTTGAAAAGTTTTGCTGATTATCGGGCCAGCAGCAGCATTAAAAACAGCAGTGGTTGTAAAATCCGTGCCACGCTGTCCTAACGATCTAGTATCAATGGTATCTCCAAAAATATCAGCAATACCAATGTATAGTTCTCTTGCTGAAGCACTACCTAAACCCTCACCAACTATTGCACCGGTAACTGGATTTACTACTCCACCAGTAAAGGGAGATGCATAAGCACCGCCGATACCTCCACCTATGAAACCACCGATTGAGCCAACTGTTTCTGCTACTTCTGGACCAGCATCTAAAAAAATATCTCTACCAGTCGGTATGGGTATGCCTAAAAATTTTGGGTTAAATTCATCGAACAGAGTAAGTTTTCCTGTATCTGGGTTAGTAAAAACATAATTACCGCGGCCGTACTCTTGTGCTCCTAGATCTGGATCTAAAATTTCTACCGGCATAGCATCTGGATAAAATTGTTGTAGGGTAGCCAATTTATCTTCTGGTGATTGAGCAGCGCCCACGGCATATCGCACATTTGCTGGAGCTCCTGTAGTCTGATCTAAATTGTCTTTAACTTTTTGTAAAGCAATTCTTTCGATCATTATATCTTCCATGCTCATGCCACTTCCAAGATCTAAATCACCAGGGCTCGACAACATAGAAAACAAAACGTCGTTTTCTAAATTTTCAAATCCGTTATTTCTATCACTCATCTAGTAAACCTTTTTCTACCAATTTTTGCTTTAATTCTGGATCTGTTTCAGATCTTTTTATTAATTCTTCAAGCGCTTGCTCTGATTCAAACCCGTATTCATTTTGTATGGCTCCCTTTTTGGTCTTTTCATAAGCAGCTCCAGATTGTGTAATCATACCTGCGAGAGCATCTCGTCTTGCTTGTCTTTTATTTAAAATCGTTTGTCTATCGTCACCAAACTCCGGGAAATAAGTTTTATTGATCCAAATAATTTCACTGTCATTGATAACCGCACCTGTTTCTTGTCTTAGGACAGCTGTAGAAAAATCCATTTTTGCTCTTTCATATTGTTTGTATTCAGCAGAAGAAAGTAACCTCTCTACACTGTCTGGTACGATGGGTAAGTTATTAACAATAATGTCATACAAATTAACTGGATTAAAACCAGCATCCTCTAAAGCCTCTATCTGATTTAGTGAGCTTTCCATACGCACGGCAAAAGTACCTTGTCTTTTTTGACCTTCTGTTAATGGATCTTTGGTTTTTTTTGTTCCTGGAACAATTTCTACCACCTCTTCTACTGGATCGCTTAAAACGTATTGTTGATCTTCCATTATGTGCCCGGTTTTATTACTTTATCCTGTTTGCCATCAGAGTAAATAGGATCTCCGTTAGCATCTCTTCTACCAGTAAATTCCCATTTAGTTCCTCCAATTTCAATTTCAGATGGAGGTGTTATTGCTTTTTCTCCTAATATTTCTTCTATATCTAAACCAGGAATTTCTACTTGAATCGTACCTGTTTCTGTTTGTTGTAAACTGGTCCTTGGTTTAGAGGCGACCGCTACAGCTATTTTATATTCTGGTGTATTTTTAAGTGCTGGGTTTGCCTCTGCTCTTAAAATATAATTTAAAGCAGCCGCTTCAACAGATGTGCCTTCAAACATACCGCCACCGGATTCTAACGCTTGCTCAAACTGCATCTCTAAAATTTCTTTTGAGGTTTCAAGTTGTTGGTTTCTTTTATCTTGCACTTGCTGATAAGCCAACATTGCTGCCTGTTGTTTAATAGCATCTCTTTCAGCTTTTATTTTGTTTGCTCTTTCATTAAAAGCCTGGAAACCAGCAGTTAATCCAGCGCCCAATCCTCTTGGATCAGCTGCTGCTCCTACTAGACCGGCACCTACAGATGAAGCTAAATCGAATATGTTTTGTTTACGAGGTTGTGGAAAAAGGCTCGATAATTGTTCTGCTTCTGTTTGAATATCTGTCGCTGTAATTGGTGGCGATTCTAAAGCGCCATAAAGATCTATTATAGTTTGAGGATCTAATGTTGCGCCTCCGCCTTCTTCAAAAACATCTATCTGTTCTGGTATTTGCGCTCTGCTGATAGCCATTAACCGCCTCCATACAAATTACCCAAAGAGCCAAATGCTTGTAAACCTGTTCCTATACCAGTCATCATTGCACTAGGTCTTGGTGAAAAATCAGTTATTGTTTGGAATTGTCCAGCTGGCGCCATGCTTACAAATGGTGCCAATGCTTGATATTGCATTAATGGAGTCATTTGTCTTTGTTGTAGATTTCTACGTCTTGCGTCTAACATTTGCTGATTCAAGCCTTGTTGTTGTGTTCCCATGCCATATAAAGCAGCTATGTCAGATGCAGAAGCGCCTGCTCTTTGCGCGCCAAGACCTTGTAAACTAGATCCTAAACCAAATTGGCCACCATATCTTTGTTGGCCTATGTTTTGTTCGGTTTGACCTAATCCACTCAAGGCACCTGCTAATGCTTGAGATCCACCAAATCCTTGGCCAGCTAAACCAGCTAAACCAGATGCTACATTGCTTTCTTGTCCCTTTTGTCGTGCAAATTCACTTAAACCTGTCTGTTGAGCCTCAGAGAAGCCTCTAGAACGTATTCCACTCAATGCCTCTGCTAAACCTCTACCAAGTGCTTCTTGACGCTCAGAAGCGCCTAGACGAGCTCTAGAACCAAATGCAGATTGTCCTCCTCTGGCAATATCACCAGCCAAAGCACCAATATCAGATTTAGCGCCTTGTTCCATAACATCTTCTATGGTTTGTTGTACGACACGATCTTCAAAAGGATTGTAGAATTGTTCGGTCATGCTTGGATCATAACCGCCCATGGTTCCTCTTAAAATGTCAGCTGACTCACCTAAACCACTTTGTAAAGCGCCAACGCCACCTTTAGTTGCTTCTAATGCACCTATTGCAGCTGTTCTACCTCTTTGTAAACCTTCTTCAAGAGCTTTCGTTCCTCTGCCGTAAGCGCCGGCCGCTTCATCTAAGAAAGGATCTTGCAAACCAACTGATTCTCTTTGCATTTGCATGGCTGCAAGTTGATCTGGGCTAAAACCAGCTACTTGTTCTTCAATGACAATAGGATTGCCTTCTTCATCATAAAATGCCTTCTCAGCAGCCCTCATAGCTCCTGGAATAAATCCGCCTTGACCACCGATACCAAACAATAACTGTTCGGTTAGTGGATCTAAACCACTAGCGACTTGTCTAATGCCAGATGCGTATGGATTTTGTGATTGCATATTGCCTCCTAAACTTCCTACATTATCGCCTTCTTGGCCTGCTGGTGCAACTTCTGTAGTAGATTGTGGAGGTGGTGGTGCTTCTTGCACTTGTACGTCTGGCGGTAAATTAATACTTGGTAAAGGTTCTGCTATTGCATCTGGAGATCCTTGTGCTACAGGAGATCCTACAGGAGCTCCCACTGGATCTGGTAAAGGCGCTGCTGGTCCACTTGATACAGGAGCTCCCACTGGATCTGGTAAAGGTCCTGCTGGTCCACTGCCTACAGGTCCTGCAACGTCTTCAAATCTTCCTGCTGGTCCTATAATTTGACCATCTGGAGTAATTATTTCTGTTGGTCTGATTTGATCTCGTGGATCAATAAGTGGTGCTCTTGCACCTTCTGGAGGCATCATTAAATCTTCTTTACCACCAAATATAGGTACGCCTAAACTGTCAACCGCGTTAAGAGGATCTAATCTAGGATCTGGTTTACCTCCACCTGGTCCGCCGATTGACATAAAATCGTTTCTTCTTGGTGGTAGTTCGGGCATTTTTGGTAATGCTGGCAAATTTTCTAACGGCGGTAAATCTGGTTTTTTGAAGCCAGGAGCGCCAATAGGTTGCGCTATATCAATTCTTTCTTTTGGTCCAGCCATAGGCCCAGAAATACGACTAGGAATATCTGCCGGTATTATTGGCATTGGCTCTCTAGGAATTGACGGCATTGGTAAAGGCTCAATAGGATCATAACTTATGCCCGGTTCCGCTATTCTTGCTTCTGGCACTCTGCCCGGTATATTTAATACCGGAGGTGTTCCAGGTAATTTAGCCAACATATTTGTTACTGGAGGTTCATTTATGACCATATCTTCTACTGGCATTGCTGCTGACTTTATGGGATCTAATCTTGGAGGAGCAGGTGGAAGTGCTGGACCACCGACATCTATATTACCTCCACCTAGGCCACCTATAGAAATAGGAGGTATTGGCCTTTTTGTTGGTGGCTGTATTGGTAATTTTGGTAATACAGGTGGCATTGGCATAGGCAAAGCTCTCATAATTGGATCTACCTTTGGCATGAGATCAATTGGCTCTGGTATTCTTATTGGCTGCCCGCCTGGACCTTTGATTGGCAAAGGTTGCGCTATAGGTCTTTGTATTGGTTGTGGTTTTGGCACTTGTACTGGTCTACCTATTTTTGGCATTGGTTTGATAGGTAAAGGTTGCTTCGGTAATGGACTTACCTTGGGCATGAGATCTATTTTTTTTGGCATTGGCATAGGTTTTCTAATCGGCATTTTTGGTGGCGCAAGACCAACACGAGGGCCTCTAGGTTCTATATCTCTTATTGATCTCGGTAAACTTCTTCTCATAGGATTAGATATTGGCATACTCTTCTCAATTGGTCTAGGTTTAGGTACCGGTTTTGTTATTGGTTTCGGTACTGGTTTGGGTTTAATAACTGGTTTAGGAGCTGGCTTCGCTATTGGTTTAGGCTTTGGTCTTGCAATAGGTTTAGGAGCTGGCTTTGCAATAGGTTTGAGTACCGGTTTTGGTTTTGCAATAGGTTTTGGCACCGGCCTTGGCCTAGCAATTGGCTTCGGCTTTGGTTTAGGTTTAGGAACCGGTTTTGCAATCGGTTTAGGTCTAGCGATAGGCTTGGGTTTAACTATTGGCTTCGGTTTAGGCCTTGGAACCGGTTTAGGTTTCGGTACGGGTTTCGGCCTAGCAATTGGCTTTGGTACCGGTTTAGGTATTGGCTTTGGTTTTGGTTTTGCTATTGGCTTGGGCACGGGTTTAGGCCTAGGTCTAGGTATTGGCTTTGCAATCGGCTTTGGCTTCGGTACAGGTTTCGGTTTTGGTTTTGGTACGGGTTTTGCTATTGGCTTTGGCCTAGCAATAGGTTTAGGTATAGGTTTTGGTTTAGGTATTGGCTTTGGTTTGGGTTTTGCAATCGGTTTAGGCCTTGGTATTGGTTTTGGTTTTGGCCTAGGTTTTGGTATTGGTTTAGGTGCTGGTCTTGCTATTGGCTTTCTCACTATTGGTTTAGGTTTAGCGATAGGTTTTGGCCTTGCGATTGGCTTCGGTACAGGTTTTGCGATTGGTTTTCTTACAATCGGTTTTGGCCTTGGTATTGGTTTTCTAGCTATTGGCTTGGCAATAGGTTTAGGTCTTGCAATAGGTTTTGCTGGAGTTGGTATTTTTTTTGGAGCAGAAGGAAGAGATATTTTTTTAATATTGCCCAAAGATCTTGGCAGTCTAAAATTTGGGATCCTCATTTTTAACTCGGTTGAGCATTATTTGAAAAAGCATCCATCATCTTGTACATAAGATCCATTCCTCTTTCTCTATCTTCCTCGAAATTAGGAACCAAACTGATTATGCCTTTTTGATCCATCTCCATGTCGTAAGAACCAGCGCCTCTTACAGCCCTGCCGGTCATTACAAACTCACCATCTGATAACATGGCTGGTATATCGTCACTTGTTTCCGTGCCTGGGCCATTTATGTCGCCATCCATTCTAGGAAATTGGCTAGGATCTAATTCACCGCCTTCTTGCATAGCAACAGCGCCACCTTGAGCGTAGGCCATAACTGGTCCGCCGTACATCATGCCAGGAGCCATACCGCCTTGTAGATCCTCTACAGCGCCACCATACATCATGCCTGCTGGTTTACCTCCAGATAACTCTGGTAAAGTGCCTTGCGGCAATAAACCGAACTCAACAGGGTTTGGTGCTTGCTGGCCCATTCTTCTAGCTATCTCTGCTTCGATATTGTATCTACCTGTAGGGCTCATGGTTGTCAGTGGTGTTAAAGGTACACCTGTTTGTTTTTTAGCGTCTTCGTAAGCTAGTTTGCCTAAACCAGCAGCCAATCCACCAATGCCCAACATACCAAGAGGTGACATACCGCCACCGCCGCCGCCGCCTAATAAACCGCCGCCGCCGCCGCCTAATAAATTACTTAGGAAGTTGCCACCGCCGCCGACTTGAACTGGATTGCCTTGTGCGTCATATAAAACTTGTTGTTGTTGGCCACCGCCAAACAAACCTAAATTTTTAAATAGACCTTTTTCATCTTGTCCAGGCATTATAAATTCGCCAATACGTCCAAACATGTTACCACCGGTCATTTGTCCGGTCGCTGGATCGTAAACTGGTGCTTCTGCGCCAAGTAAATTACCAATGCCTTTACCAATATTGCCAAATAAACCAACTTTGTCCTGTCCCGGTAACACAAACTCTTTTGCTCTACTAAAGAAGCCACCGAGTCCGCCACCGCCGCCACTTGTTGCAGCTTTAGCACCGCCACCAAGTCCACCGATACCGCCCATAAGTTTGCCTGCGCCATAACCGCCTAGTGCTCCAGATAGAGCTCCTTTTAATCCTTTGCCGCCAACAACATTTGTTGCAGCACCAATCGCACCAGCTAGAACTGGCCCAACTCCAGGTATAAAGTTTGCTAATGGTCCGGCTACAGGCGCTATCTTCTTAGCGACCTTTTTGATTGCTTTACCTATTTTTTTGAAAAAACCAAATTCTTCCAAGCCTGTTTGTGGGTTCAAACTAGCTATACCTAAACCGACAACAGCTTCTTCTGGGTTGATGTTGAACTCTTTGAATTTCTTTTCTAGGGCACTTTCAAATTTACTATCATCCAAAAACTCTGGTGGTATAACCACTTCACCTGGACGTAAATGTGCAAGCTGCGTATCTTCACCAGTGCCTAGAGCTTTTAATTCTTCTGCAAGAGGTGCCAAAGGAGCGGATGCTTTTTGTTCTGCTTTGCCAAGTAGATCTTGTAATCTTTGCCTGGTTTCCTCGTCCATTTCATCCAATGGATCTTTATCATTCGGCATAGCTGTCGATGGATTGACTAAAAATCCGGAATCCATATTACCTTGGAATCCTCCTTCTGGTGCTACTAAAAAACCAGGATCCATGTTACCTTGGAATCCTCCTTCTGGTGATACTAAAAATCCGGGATCCATATTTTGCATTTGTGGCATGGCTTGTGCCTGTTGCATCATATCTGCTGCTTTTCCAGCACCTCGAAATGGTAATTTATAAACTCGTTTTAAACTGTCTTCTAATGCACTCATGGTGTACTCACTGTCACACTACCTATACTCATTGTAGCAGATAATCCAGTCAAGTAAGTTTGATGTTCATACAGATTCCTAAACTCTGTACCATCAAAGGCTTGATGAACCTCTGTCGTAGTGTTAAATATAATCGCTCCAGTAGCAAATTGCAATTCACTAAGCTCTGTAGAATTAAATACTTGTATGGCATTTGGATCAACAGATCCTAGGTTTATTTCTAAAATTCTGATAAGTCTGTTGAAAGTTTCAGCAGAAACTGTATCGCCAGATGCAAACGGAAGATTTGTTGGCAATAATTTGCTCATTTACCTTCTCCCAGATGGCTGTATCTCTACACGAGTATTACCCAATCTCCATTTGTAATTTTTTCTATCTGATTCAGTGTTATCATCGTCACTTTCAAAACGTAAAACAAACTGTCTGCCTCTAGATCTTAAAGATCCAAAAGTGCTGGTAGATTTAATTTGTGTGGTTGAATCAGTCGATAAGGTTTGATTACTAAAATCTCTGCGTTTAACAACTACATTGATAGCTGGATCTTGACTGGTTCCAACATCATTCACAAACAATATATCTGGCAAGATACGTTTTAAGAAAACAAAACGATCGCCGTCTGCTATATCAATATCAGCAGACTCGATAAAGACACCATCCATTGAGCTAGTATCGTTGTTAAAACCTTTTTCATGTTCGTAAATATATTTTGTAGAGGAATCTTCGCCTGCTGCTAAAGGTCTATCTAAAACACCGGCTGCCAACCAACTATAACGCTCTAAAGAGCCAATGCTCCATGAATTTTCTTCGTAGTTGTAAATAGCATACCTAGATATTTCGGTTTCATTGTCTGTTAATGATGGATAGAAAAACCATATCTCAGAAAACTCTTCATTCAGACCAGCAAAACATTTATAGGCTTGTGTTTCATCTAAGTCTGAAAAAATGTAGTCCTGGACTGAACAAGGTAGTTTTTGCACTGCGCCGTTGTAATAATAAAAACCTTTTTTCGACATATAAAAAACACCTTTTGGTGAATTTACCGCAGCTTTAGGTCCAATTAGACCAGCACCTTCATTAATAAGGTTAACCGCAAAAGTAAGTGGTGGGCCTATAAAATTCATTGAATACAAGGATGTATCAGTCCAAATAAGTATCTCTTGTCTAGCTTTTATACCACCTACGATTGATGAACCAGAAGATAATCGTAAAGAACCAGCGGTATTAGTTGTTAATGGCTCAAATTGCAATTCATTTTCTTGGTCACTAAAAGCTATTAACATAGGATCTAGGGTGCCTGTTCTCGAACTACCACTAATCGGATCAGCTCCTAAAACAATTAAATGTCTATCTGTTTCGGATGTTATAACTTGTAAGGCTTTAGTCGGCACTAAATTAGCGCCACTTACAGCTGATAATTCAACTGCGCGTGTTGTCAAACCATCGTTTTCTACCCAGCGATAAATACCACCTGCGCGTGGATTGATGATTAAATTTTCTCCGTAGTTGTCATGTGTCCATAATCTTAATTGGTTTGTATCTGACAAAGCAGTCGCAGATCCCCACGAACCAGCTCCCCAAGTACCAACACCCCAACCGGTTGAAGGCACATAAACATCTAAGCCAGAGTTTATGAGATACTCAGCATCTGTTGCAGAGCCGCCATTACCAGAATCACTGGCATTAGCAGTTACTGTAGATCCAGAAGTATCTTTTGCAGTAATTTCATAAGTATTTGTCCCTGTAACCAAACTGATTTGGTATTCTTGGTTAATAACAGCAGCGGTGATATTGCCGCCCAAAGAAACGGCACTAGAAAAAGTTACAAAATCACCATTGACAGCGCCGTGACCAGCATCTGTAACAGTTAACGTAGAGGATCCATTGGTGGCCGCAAAGGTTGCAGCATTAGTAGTATTTTTACGAACAGGTGTAACATCGTTGTATGTGCCACCTTCTTCTATGTAATATTTGTTGGTGGTCCCAATGCCAAGATATTTTCTACCACCTAATGAAATCCAAGAGTGTAAAGCCCTGGCAGATCCTATTAGTGTGTCGCTGGACAACTTTTCCCAGCCACCTATCTTTTCTACTCGGCCTTTTCTAAAACGTATTTTATCGCCGTCAACCCATCCACCTTCGTTAGCGTAATCGGTTTCTTCTTTATTTATTCCTGGTTTAAAGTTTAACTTGGTCAGCGGCATTTTCAGAGTCTAACATCTGCTGTAATCTTACGCCAATCTGATAATAGCTCCTGTTGCCGTAGCGCTAGGAAAGACTATTGTAAAATCACCAGCGGTTGATGTTTTGTCGCCTCCAAAATCAATCGCACATACAGCTTTGTTTGAGTTATTTGTGTTGTAAATCAAACAGCCTCTAGCTGTAATAGTAGCTGTACCAAAGGTTAAATCTGCAAAGTCAACGATAGCTGTTGTTCCAGAAGTTGTTGGCGTAACATTTGTTAAAGCACTACCGCCGGATGAGTAGTTTGTGCCACTCGCTTGTCCTGTAGTTACAAATGCTGTTGTGCCAGCGCCTAAAGTAGCAGAACTTGTGTACAGAGCTAATTTGAACGAGTCAGCTCCATTAGTAAAATTATGCCCTTCAACAAGTAACTCTTGTTTGAAACTTGTACATATTGCCGATGTAATTGCCATTATAGCTCCTTTAATATTTTAGCCATGTCTTCATGGCCCTGTTCTCTTAACAAATTTGAGTAAGTCGTATTTTGCGACTTAATCGCATTTTTTATAGTATATAAGATTACAGTATAAACTTGGTTTTGAAAAGCTACAGCTTGTTGTTTGACATGCTCGGGAGCATTGTCAGAAATGTCTACAATTTTCTTAGTTGCTTGTGCGGCCCAAAATTCTGCGTCATGGCCCTTGTTTTCTGTTGAATGAACTTCAACTTTACCGAGTACAAAATCGCTTTCTACACTCATAATTATCCCTTATATGGCTCCGGTGGCACAACATCTTCGTTGATTTTTAAACCATGTTCTTCTAACTGTTGATTTATTTCATCGAATGGCCCAATAATAAATCTACCTTCATGCGGCACTGCGACTAGAGGTTTTTCAAGTCTATGAAAGCCATAGAGTTTTTCTGTTGCTGGCACGTTAGAATCTAATACTGTAGATCTACCGCTAATACCAACGATGATATCTTCACTCATACATTTGCTGATCCAGAACTCTACACAAGCTCTGCCTGCTTCTGCAAAGTGCATGTTTTCTTTATATGAAAAATCTATGCCAAATAGATCTATACGACCTACTTTGTTGAACAAAGCAAAGGCTATAGCAAAAGCTACAGTTGTGTTCATATAGGCGCATTTGGTTTCATTGCAAACTTCTTCAACCGGGTATCTAACAGCATTTTTGATACGAGGATCTAATTCGCATGTGTATATGGGTACGTCTGAGGTAGCCATAAGTTTTTTCATGGCCTCTGTTTGTTTACCTGCATCGTTACTGTCAAAAAATCTACTTGCTGGATCTAATGCAAATATTCTGTCAGCTGGATAAACAAGACCTGCTGAGTTAATACACCAAACTTCGTCCCATTCTCGGCTATTTTCTAAGCCAATAGCAAAATCAACTTGTGACACACCCAAGCCTATTATTGCAACTGTTTTACCTTCTAAATGCTCTATGCGACTCATTAGCTCACATTAGAGCGGACTGAATCATATCGATATTCGTCGCGTGTGCCACGACCTTCTGAAACATTTTTCATTCTAGCTACCGCCTCCTTAAATCTACCCTCAAGCTGGGCAATGACGTCAGCTGGTTCTTTAAGAAAAATAGCACCTTCTACCAAGGATCCATACAACAAAGCGTCTGGATAATCCGTGGATAAGAATGATGTACCGCTGTCACTACCATTTGTGAGAGATACTGGTTTATGTAAATAATGAAGCTCAACAGTGTAATCTGCATCCGGTATGGGTGAGATCTCAAAAGCTGCTTCATCAAATAAAGAATAATATTTTGGTGTCGATCTAGTCGTTCCAGAAGAATATTCTTTGATGAACGACGGATGTTTAAAATCTAAGTAATCGTAAGTATCAGAGCTGATAATAGCCAAGCTCATTGGTGTATAAAAATCTGTTGGTGTTGCCAGGAATCTGTTTCCAGTAGTCAAAGTGCCCTGGACGTTTTTTCTTTGTTCTGGCAGTTGCACAAAAGAAAAGATACGATCTTCTGCTTGAGTAATAAATGTAGGCAACTGAGTTGTAAAGGTTGACTCAGAAACTTCCAAGTAATCTTGTATTGCTGTTTTTAGTGTGCCGTATGTAAAACTCATGTTGTTATTGTAACCTCGCCAACGCTGGTTGTGATAGAAAATGTGTCTAGTACAGATCCTAGTTTGCCATCGCCAACATTTGTATAAACCAAAAATTTTGAATTATCGTCTGCTTTGTCTGGTCGTGCATCTTTAAGAGCTTGCGGATCTTGTGTCGATGGTTTAGGCATAAGTTGTGGGTGTTTTGGATCCCACTGATCTGGTCCAACTAACAAACCATCCCAGGTTTTACGCATGTCTTTTAATTTGTAACGGAAACCAGATATGTCACAAATTCCGTATGCGTATTTTCCGGATGCAAAAGCCATTATGCGTTGTTATAACTCCTTAAACTTGGTGAAACTCTGAATGATGCTCTATCTTCATCTTGTGCTAAAGCTCTAGCAAATTCGTCCTCGTATAAAGTTTTTAATAGTTGTGTTCTCTCTGGTGCTCTTTTTAGTGATAAGTAGTAAGCAAGACCAGCTGCCAAACAAGGGTAAAACCTAAAAGGTAGGTCAAGCGTATTTGCTCCTGCGTCTGCATCGTCCATTCTAGTCAGAACATTCATGTGTATGGTATATGTGCTTGACTTGTCTGGAGCTGGCCAAACTGAAATAGTTGGTGTTAATTGTTTGTTGACAAAAAATTGATTTGGTTTACCAGTGCTAGATTTTGTCGTGATATGTGAATACTCAGCTCTACTTAGCCTGGTCATAGGTATATCGGTAACTTCGGATCCTACAGTTTCTCTGATAAAAACATCTAAAACGTCAATTGGTGCCGTAGCATTTGAAGTGTCTATATTGTAGGTTTTGGTATCTTTTACCAAAGAAACTGATTTTTCTTTGATGGACCATTGATTTAAACCTCTGTTTGCCCATTCTGCTAACATCAAATTTAAACTCCTGGTTGCACTTTTAAGATCATAACCAGTACGTAATTCAAGACCGCATCTTTCAAAAGCCTCTTCAACGTATTCTGCTACGTCTAGCTCAAAATCTTTACTTCCAGATGTTGCCATAACTATTCCTCTTCTTTATCTTCTTGCGGAGCGTACAAATTGTCAAATGTTTTGATCGGATCTGTATAGCTCTCATGCTGCTCTGCTGAGTGGATCCATTGCGAAGGTGAAAAGTCTGGAGCACCTTCTCCTGTTCTCCACAAAGCTGGATTTGTTGCTCTAACTCGATTGTTAGGTAAAGCCACAAAATTACCAGTGTAAGGACCAGCGTCCGTCAAGTATAGCACATGGGATTGTTTGTGTTGAGCTGGATCATCCGCTATTGAATGATCGGTGTAGTCCACTGTAAACATGTATTTGCCTAGGTAAAATTTACCATCTATTTTGCAATACCAGGGACTTGAACTTACGCGATCTAAAATAACCACGCTATGATGATGGCTCAGACAGTCCCATGGTTGCGCCAAATGATCTTCCATGGGCTTGGGCCACTCTGGTAGTGGTATATCAGCTATAAGAGCTTGTATGGGCATCCTAGCCCACATTGCACCACCATGTATGTTTTCGTCTGGATAATCTTCAAAATCAGTTTCACAACCAGTGAAAACGACTTGAAATGAGAGAGATCTATCTGGAATGGTGTTTACTGCAAAAACCAAAGCATGCAAATACTCACCATGATAATCTTGATGATTTGCTGTAAATTCTTTTCGTACCCAGCATTTAAACTGCGGTACGTTTGATATTAAATACGCCACTTTATTTAATGTATGAAAAAAATTTTACTTGCGGTACAAGCCGCCACCTTTGGCCATGTACTTAGATTTTTTCATACCACCGCCTTTGGCCATGCCTTTTGTGCCTTTCAATTTAGCTGCTTGACCTAGTGCTCTAGCGCCAGATCCCATCAAAGCAGACATAACAGATGCTGGCATATTACCAACATTCATAGCAGCTCTTTCTGCTTTCGCAGCTGCACCACCTTTAGCCATGTACTTAGACTTTTTCATACTGCCGCCTTTAGCCATGTATTTAGATTTTTTCATAATTAGCTCCTGCCATACAAACCCATATTAGGTTTTCTTGATCTTATCATACCACCATTTTTTGCAAAAGTTTTAACATTGGTTGGTTTTCCACCAACTCCTTGAGGTTTTGCTCTTTTTCTGCGGACCGCAGATTTGATTTGTGATTTACTCATACGAGCTGCTTTAGCAGCTGGTACGCATTTTGGGTATTTTCTTTTAGCATCTGCTTTTTGTTTAGATCTGCCACATTTTTTGTAACCTCCACCTTTCTTTGGAGATCCAATGTCTACCCAATCTTCTTTAAACCATTTAGTTAAACTCATTTTTTTCTAGTTTTTCTTATTTGTTCTTTGCCTTTTCTAAATATGTCCGCTACACCTTTTTTGCCCATAACCTTGGCTCTTTGTTCTCCTACAGTCAAAATTTGTATTTTTCTAGCAAAAGGTTTTTTTATTCTTTTGACTTTATTTACTGTAGCCGTAGCGTCTGCCATGGTTTTAAATTTTATACTGACTGTATCTTTCGGATTTTCGTCCGTATAAAGCCTTCTACCAGATCCTTTTGGTTTTTTACCAGTCCCTACCTTTGGATCTCTTTTTTTTCTCATTAAGATTTAGGCACTCTAGTTTTTTTGCGTTTGCTATTCATCATAGCGCCACAACCTCTGCCCTGGACCATCATTACTTCACCACCGCTACGCATGAAACCCATTTTGTTTCTTACTTTTTTTGGTAACTTTGGCAGTCCTTTGTTATCGGCTGGTATAGGTTTTAAACTCATTTCGCCTCCTGCTGCTTTTTTCTTAGCGCCTTTGTATTTGCCGCCCATTTTTTTATACTCTTTAACCATATAAGCATTGGCATAAGCCGACGGATAGACATCAAACTTCGCTTTTGCTTTCGCTTTAGCTCTTGCATAAATAGATGGGTTTGCAACATTTGATGGTGCGCCACCTTTTTTTAATTTAATTGCTTCGAGTGTTTTAGCTTGACCAGCATGTAATTTACTAGCTTTTTTTAATTGCCTAACAACTTTATTAATTTTCTTTTGTGCCATATTACCACTTAACCTTATCGGCCCAATATGCTGCTGACATAGGACCTCTTTTTATATTTTTTGCATGTCTAGCCTTAAATGATTTTCTTTTTGCTTTCATTCTGGCTGACTCGCCTTTTTTTGGAGCTCCAGCAGTGCCCTTTAATGTTCCTACCTTTTTACCTTGCTGACCGAATCTTATGGTTTTTATTTTGCTGCCTTGTTTGGCAACAACAACATGTGATTTGGTCGGATGTTTAGGCGTTCTTTTTGGTTTATTAAAACCACTTACACCAGCTCTTGCTAGTCTAGGATCTTTTTTACTTGCTCTTTTTTTTACCGCCATATTAAAAAAGGCGGTCTTTACGACCGCCCAATATATTTATGAGTAGTTTTTATTCAAAACCAAGATGATCGAATAAGCATCGCCGTTACTATGTGCAACAGTAGTAAAGTCTATATCTCCCGTCACCCCGGATCCTGCATTGTTCGGAATACCACTAAATAAATCGTAGTATTCGTCACCAGTGCTATCCGCTGGTAAAGGTATTGCTAATACATTGGTAGAGGCGTCAAACTCTATGTCAACGCCCATACCTCTACAGGCCCAATATATTCTTGATATAGATACAGAACTGCAAGATCTTCCTCTGCTGTCTTTGCTTAAAGCAGAAACATCAACTTTTTTTACTGAGGATTCTCCTGTGCCATCGCTTTCGTTAGTGAATTTTACTATTGCTAGTTTTTCACCATCTTGGATAGTTTGACTTGTTACTGTATCAGCCATGGTTTACTCCTTAAAGCTCTGTAACAGCAGTACGCTCTTTAAGAGCATGTACATAGTCTACTGTTAAAACTTTTGCAGCAGCAGCGCCATTTTGAATACCAAAACTTACGTTTAGTTCTTCATCATCTGGTGCATTAGTATTTACTACAGTACCAGCTTGAACATTGTTTTGATAAACATGAAACTTCTGATCTTTAGGATTGTAAACAAAACCTATAGTCATAAATGTGTCATCTTCTAAAGAGTTCGGCAAAGTTAAAGTAGATTGCGAACTATCTTTTTCAACAACAAAATCTATTGTTGCAGCACCGTCTGCTTTTAAAAAGAAAATACCATCAGTAACATCTAATGGTGTTGTGTCGGTTAATTGTAAACCAGCAACAATATCAGATTGTGTAGCATCATTTGCTTTAAATCTGTAGAAAAACGCTATTTGTTTTCCTGCTTCATATTTAAAGCCTTCTTTTTTAAGTTGAAAGAAGTCGTGGTCATTGTCACCAGCTGCATTAGTAATTTCTAATAAACCGCCGTCTCCGTCGATTAATGCTTCAGCAGCGGATCCTGTTCCGTCTTCTGTCGTCGTAATTGTCCAATCACCTGCTGTATAAACATCGAAGTCATTAAAGTATTCGTGATACTTGTGCCTACTTGGTTGTTTTATCAGGCTTTCAGAGCCAGTTGAGCTGACGTTTGTTACGCCAGAACTAAAATGTGTAGTCATAATCAGCCTCCTATAAAATTAGCCATTGCGAGCACCATGCTCGCAACAATCATTTCTACAAGTCTGATAATACTATTTGGCTGTACTTTGTGCAACTAAACAAGCCTTACCCATTTGATAAAAGACATCATCTAGTTGATTGATTGCGCCATCTACACCTCTGTATAAAATGCCAATGCCGCCTGCTTCTTCCCAAGCTCTGATATTAGATTTTCTGTCGTCGATAAGTATATAGTCAGGTTTAGCAAAAGCCGCTTTATCCTCACCTTTAATGGTTGCAGTGATAAAAACTTTTGAATCTACATATTTGTTTATCCAGTAAACTTTATCTTTAGCTACAACGTCTCTATTTAAAGATCCAGAAGCTGTTAGTATCTCCCAAGGTATGCCTGTATTTTTAATGTATGCAATTAGTTTTTCCATGCCAGGCATAATTGGCAACTCTCTGAATAGACCTTTATTGCTTAATTCGATTTTTCTATCGTCATAGGTTTGCTCGCTGACTAAGGGACCATTTAAAAATTTAGGTCCTTCTACTCCTCTCACAAAATCAGCGAGCACTCCGTCCATGTCTACAAATATTCTTGCGTTACCCAAATTACCTAACATTTTAAAATAACCCCTCATTATGTAATTCCTTGAACGTCATAGGTTTGCTGCCTTCTGCTTTGATATCGTTATAACCTTTGATGTAAGCATCTATTTGATCTTTGGTCATATCTTTAAGATCTATTCTTGGTTCTTTGTAAGTACCATTTGGATAATAGTGTGGATTAATGTCTCTTTCGTACCAGCTATCAGCCCTACCTCTATTGTATGGTAAACCATGGCTAATAGCCTTTGGTTTTGGATTGTTGCATGGTATATAGTCTACTGCATCATTCATCTGTATTACCTAACATCTACCTTATTTCCTTTTTTCATACTCATCATTAAATTTATTTATAACCATTTCTTTTACAATAGCATTGAGTTTTTCTAAAAGTTTCTGATTTGTCATACTTGAATCTTCATATATTAAAAGACCTTTGAATCGGTCTGCTCTAGCTTCCCACTTTTGTAACACTTCTGCTAAAGTTGTCAGATTGTCGCCCTCAACGTCGTAAGGCCTTGTCGCGTTCCACTCTTCACCGAGCATTTCTATAGTTTTTATATCATTCATCTGTAAAATCCTCCACTTAATGAACCTTCCGTTCTTCTTCTTCTTTCAAACTCCTCAGACATAGTCTGTGATGCTTCGTAACCACATTCACTACAGTTAATCGTTTCTTCTCTGTCCCAACTGTCGTAATAATATGTAGCTTCATCGTTATCACAACAAGGACATGTCGTATAATCTTGTATTCCTGCCATCTTAATCCATTCTCCCACTTATATATTCATAACCACAACCTTCTTCTTCTAACACTTCTAAAAGAGGTTGTGCTGCGTTCCATGCACTTTGATTACCTTGCACTGGTGGATATATTGTTCCACAACCAACTATTTCTATGCAATTACCTACCGTGCAAGTTCCTACATCTTCTCTACCTTGGTCTACCCAGTTTCTGTACCAAAGCTCTTGAAAAAAAGCTCTTCTACTTTCTCTTTCACTCATTAAAAACCTCCTATTGCGAGAATCAAACAAAAAACAAAGACGTTTACAAAAGGAAGGTAAATCTCAAGTCTTTCTGAGGCCTCCCTTTTTGCTCTGTAAATTAAATATCCCACATATATATAATACAATTTATGCACAAATATGCAAGTGTTTGCAAATATTTATATACATTATTTTAAGACAAAAAAAGGGCCCGATTAGGGCCCTTTGTAATACTGAGTATTAAAGTGTATTACGACTTCAAATTATGCACCCTGTGATCCATAGATTCCTCTCCAATCAGAGAAACCAAATGAATATCTTTCACGCGCTTTATATCTTATGTTCCCAGTAGAGAAGTCTGGTTCCATTGATGTCTCCATTGGAGATCTTTGGAACATTTTAAGACCGTCACCCATACTGTTTACGGAAGTTAAGATAAAGAAAGCATCTGGATCAGAAAGATAATGGTTCACAACGTAACCGCCAGGCATAACACCTGTATTTTTGATTGCGTTGATATCATTATCAGCTGTACCAGATCTTTGTTGAGAGTTTAAAATTCTGTCAGCAACAAACACTAACTGTGGTGGAACCACAAGTTTGTCAGCCTGAACAGAAATTGTAAGACCTCTGTCATCTGTGAAAGTAGAAATGTCAATTAATGCGTCTTCTAATGAAGCCTCATTAAGGTCAGCCATTGTTGTTGCTCTATTAGCAGCTGTACCTCCACCTGCAAGTGGATGTGAGCTGTTAATAAGAGATACACCGTCTCCTCCAGTGAAACTAGATGAGAAAGCGTTATTCAACACATCAGCACCTTTGACTTCCTTAGTGTTAGCCATAGATTTTGCTAATGCTTTAACATATCGCTTACCCAGACTGTCATAAAGATTATCTTCAATTGCCTCTTCGGTTAAAGCAAAAGCTAGTGCCACGGTATCGTGGGTATATCTTGCGCTGTAACTTTCTGATGAGCTATCAAATTGAACTCCTTGACCTTCTGATTTTACTGGTGCAGAACCAAAACCTGCTACAAGGACTTCTTCTTCAAAGGCTCTATTTGAGTCTTCAATTACAAAGATGTCTTCGTATTCTCGGTCGTATTCATCATAAGAAAGACCAAACAATGAATTTAAACCAGGTTCTAGCTCTTTCGCTAGTTGTGCTCTTGAAATTGCCATTATTTATCTCCTTATGCTAAACCAGCACCTTTTTGTCCACAAATATGATTCTGTATGACACAAAGGACATTAGTATTGGACGATGAAACATCGTCATTATCAACATCCTGAGAAATATCTAACGCTTTCAGTGGCAATGTAGCAGTAGTTGCTCCAGTTGTTACATCAAGCTCTAGGTTAGATCTCCCAGACTTAGTATCGCCGACAGGTGATCCATCAACAATGTCGAAATTTCCGAACAAGTCTGCTACAGGAAAAGCTGCATCAGCTTGTACTTCAAAAACAACATTAGGATCATCAACGACGCTTGCGATTATATCCGAAGCAGCAATACTGCCTGGATAATAATTTTTGAAGACTTGTTCGCCCGTAGTTGGATCAGTGTATTGAACACCATTGAAAACTCCGACAATCGGAACGGTTCCAGTTGCGGTATGTCGCCCTATCACCCCAGCAGTAAGCTGTGTAACCAAGTCGCCTTGGAATATAGGTGTAGTTGCTCCACTTGCAATTCTGTAACGGCTTTGACCGCCAGACCAAGGTGCACCACTCATATAACGAACAGGTCTACATCCAAATGCGCTATCTTTATTAGCCATTTTATTATACCTCTATTTGTTAAATATTACTTTTTCCCAAAAGTAACATCGGTTTTTCTATTAGCATCATACTTGACATACCTACCGTCTTTTCTGGATTCATTAAACATATTATTGTCTAATGCTTCCTTTTTACGGCGAGTTTCTTCTTCGTAGTAAGCATTACGCTCCATACGAGTCTCGACAGGTATTTTTGCTAACAGCAAACCATCACTATAAACTAAACCAGCATGTCTTCCTGAATCAGCAGTTGGGTATTCAAACTCAGAAGGAAGATCTGTTCCTCTTACGAGTTCCCAGCCTTCTCTAAGTCTTCTACTTACATTTGCTCTATCCTCTTGTCCCAGCATGGATTCTCTTATCCAACGATATTCATATCCTTCTGGTGCAGGTGGAGTTTCAAGTTTTCTTACTGGCCTCCATGGTTGTCTACGAGTGTTTTTATCGTGTGACTCGGATTCACGAGAATTTCTGGAATGTGTTAAGTCTTCTTTAACGTCCGTCATTTTGCCTCCCTAGTAGCTATTTTCTGTTTTTCTTTAGCAACAGATTTTAACCACATGTCTTCCGACATATTGTGTGGTTTCAATCCTCTTAGGCGTTCGACTTCTGCTTTAGAAAACGTTACACCGTTCTTTTTGCCTTGTGTTTTCTGCCGACTTCCTACGGAAGCAGAGGCGACTCTTTGCACAGCGGGCCTGCCCTCTTTTTGCTCGACTTCTCCTGATTCTAAATCAGGATAAACTTTATAAATTCTTGAATCTAACTCTTGATAATATTCATCTGAGTCAGCTTCATATCCTTCGTTGATTAAATTGTAATGTGTAAACATAGCAAACTGAGTTGCTTGTACATTATTAGCGTCTGTTTGATCACCAAACCACTTTTTGTTAGCTTTCCATTCTAAAGCCTGTTCACTAGGCTGTGCTTCTGGTTGTGCCTGTTGTACAGGTTGTTGTTGTACAGGTTGTTGTTGTACAGATTGTTGTACAGGTTGTTGTTGAAAAGATTGTTCTTGCTTTTGTTTGGCAATTCTTACTTTTTCCTTTTGTATGGCTAATTCACTCTTTAAAGTATCAGCTTTTGACATTAAGCCTGCATCACCAGAAGCATGAGCTTTTTTATACAACTCATCTGCCTCTCTTTCTTTAGATTGAACTGCCTCTTCTTCTTTTGCTAAAAGATTTGCTTGACTTTGAGCAGCATGGTTGTAATAAGTATTTACTAACTGTTCTTTTTCCTGCAAAGCAATTTCTAATCTTGCTGCTTTTTCTTCTGCTAAACGATTTCTTTCGTTTAGTTTGTTTATTCTTTTAGAAACACCTTTGGTGTAGCTTTCTAATTCATCTTCCTTTGTTGTTGCGGTTGCTGCTTCTTGTGAATCAACTACCTCAACCTCAACTTCATCAACCTCTGGTTGGATTACGTTTTTATTTTCTTCTTCGCTCATAAGCTCACTATATCATCTGGATTAAGGATTGTGGCTATAACTTCATCATCATTGATGATTCTTACCTCTGCACCGTCCTCAAGTTTAAACCTAGAGCCAGAGTAGCGCCCTATTAAAACCCATTGTTTTTCTTCACACCAAGGTTTATCTCCAAATCTAGCTTTATCGTTATAGCACTGTGGTCCCATTTTGACTACATAAGCTACAACTGTTGCTAGTGTCTCACGTTCTACTGTTTCTTTTGTAAGTATGACGCCACCTTTGCTAGTTTTTTTACCAGAATAAGGTAAAACCAACATGCGCCATCCTGTTGGTTGTGGCATCCTTTCTAATATTGACGCATCAAGTTGTTCTGGATCTAAAACTCTATTAGCAGGATCTATATAAGCATCTGCTATTTTTTTTGGTTCTATTTGTGAGTTTTGTGTTTCCATGATTTAATCGTTTTTAAATAAATCGCCTATTTCGTTTGCAATATAGTATAAAGCAGAAAGCTCTCCTTGCAAATATTTATAATGTTCTATATCTTTTAGCCCACCAGACATTAAAGTTTCTGATATTTGGTCTTCTCTTTTTTCGATAGCTTTTTTTAGCTTATCTAATACTTGTATTTCGTCCATTAATTAAGATTTTTTAGGTCTGCCTCTTTTTTTTGCAACAACTTTTTTAACTGCTTTTGGCTTAGAAACAGCTTTCTTAACAACTTTTGGTTTAGATACAACTTTTTCTTCAACAGGCTCGCCTTTTGCAATTCTTGCTAATTTTTTTTCTATTCTTTTAAGATTAGCTTGATGTTTTTTGTCTTCGGCCTCTCTTTCTGCCTTAAGCTCCATTTCTTCTTTAGCTCTCTCTAGTTTTTTTTGTGCTCTCAGCTCTTTTACTGCTGCTACTTTATATGATGTTGTCATAATAACCCCTTAATTTTATTTTCTAATTCAAACAATTTAAGATCTGCTTGTTGTTTTAATCTTTCAATTGCTACATCTAGTTTATCATCAGCTATACCTTTTTGTACATTCATACGTTTTTCTTGTATTTGTGAATCTAATACTTTTTCTTGTGCTCTTTGTTCTTGTTTAGCTGTAAACATAGCTGCTTCTTGATTTAATTCTTTATCTTTTAATTCTAATTCTGCTTTTCTTATCTCAACCAATGGATCTTGTTCGCCACCCATTCCTACTGATTGTAAGAACTCAGCCGTTAGTTGAGCCATAACAGGAGCACTAAACTGTTCTAATATCATTTGTATTTGTTGTTGTATTTGTTGTGCTTCTTCTGGTGATACTTGTTGCATTTGACCTTGTATTTCTTGTATTTTTTGTTGTACCTCTGGTGGTATTTGTTCTTGCGATATTTGACTTGCTAAAAATTGTAAGTGTTGCATACAGTGACTAATAATAACCGCTTGTATTTGTGGGTTTTGTTTTACTACATCTGTTAAAAACAAACTTTTGTGTGTTTCTAAGTGAGCTTGATGATTTTGTTCAGGAAAAGCCTGTGCAGGTTGTCCCAACAATAACCCAGCATTTTCTGAACCAGCATCTATAGGTTGTGGAGTATTGTCTGGTGGTGGTTGTATTATTGATTCCACATTATCTACACCTAATGCAGCATACATTCTTTTATAGGCTTCATACATCCCCATAGGTCCATGTATTTCTGGATTTGATTGCACCATGGTTAGTAATTCTTGTGCTAAGGTAACTCTTTGACTTTGTGAAAAAATATTAGGATCAGAGACAGGTATGATGTCTACACGGTCATCGAAGTCTTGTTGTTTAATTTCTCCAGGGCCAGATCCAACTTGATAATTATATACAGGCGGCAAATATTCTGAAAATAATTTTGCCAACAAGCCAAATTCAACTCTTTGTCCATAATGCAGTCTTTTATGTATTGCTGACATAACTTTAGTGCCACGCTCTAATAAAGCAACTGTAGTTCCTACAGGCATAGCTTGGTTCATATCTCCAACATTCATATCAGCTATAGCAGCAAATCTTTTACCTGAATCTACTAATAAACCAAGTAGTTGCATTAAAACACTACTAGGCTCCTTGATTGGTAATGGGATTAAGTTTTCGCGCAAGGAGCCACCTGTAGTGTCTATATCTCTAAACTCGCCTGGTTGCAACGGATCATCTTCGTCTCTTATTCGCATACCTCTAGCTTTAAATCCTGCTGGTAAATTCGCCAATGTTCCTGCATCAATAAGCTGTCTAAGTATAGAAGTAGAGGCTTTTGATAGGCCACCAATCATGTGCGATAGACCTAAGCCATAAAAACCTAAGCCAGGTAAAAATTTGTATTGTACAAAGTAATTTATTTTGTTTTTAAGTGGATCATTTTCTAAATAATTTCTTCTTATTGATAAAATTTTTCCTGAATCCTCTTCAATTGTTATGATATAAGGTAATTTAAGTCCTGTAGCTGCGCCATTAACATCCATGTCTTCAAAACCTTCAATATCTAATACTGTATGTATTTCATATACTGTTCTGCTTCTGTTTTCTTTATAGCTTGGAGATACGCCTTGTATTTCATCTATAGCCTCTTGTACATCATCAATATCATCAGAATAAGACTCTGAGCCAACATCTACATCAGCGTAAAAGCCAGATAATTGTTGTTTTTTAATTTCATTTAGTGACATGTTTATAGCATGAGTTACTCTTTCGGCAGAACTTAAATCTGCTGCTTCATAAGGAACTATAAGGTCTTCTGGAGGTACAAATTTTGACACAGCTCTATTTAAGACATAATCAAAATAAACTTTTTTGAAAGCTGAACCCGCTAATGGTAAGTAAAACAACATTTGGTCTAGTTCAGGATCATATTCTTCCATTACATTCATAATGTAATAATTCATAAACTCTTGGACTCTTTCTGCTTGATTTTCAGTTTCTATAGTTCTTGCGCCAATAATTTCTGTTTTTACTGGTCCTTTTGCTGGTAGCATTTCTTTATAAGCCTGGGCTTGAAACTGAGTAACAGCTTCTGCCAAGATTGGATGTACCACGCCAGAAGATCCTTCAAATGGTTGCGACCTTGATTCATCAAACTTCATGCCTAGATACTCTAGGCCATCAGTGTAAGTTTTTTCCCATTCAGACCTTGATTGTTTATCGCTCTTAATTGAACTTAAAAGATCATTTGATATTTTTTGCAATACACTGTCGTCGATAAAATCGACCAAGTTAGCATCAAAACTCATTTGTGGTTGTTCTGGTTGTATTATTTCATCATCTATTAAAAGATTTTCTTCATTGACTAAAACTTCGGCTGCTGCTCGTATTTGTTCTCCTCTTGACGGTTCTAAGGGCACTGTTATAGAGCGTCCTGTTTCTCTTACATTAGGATCCATTTCTGTGCCTAATTGTTTATCTATTGCCATAATTACCTAGTGTATCACTCTTGACTCAGATTCTAAATCACAGTCAGTTAAATCTTTTGCTTCTCCATCTATAATTAAACCTTGTGATTCAGCAATTAATTGTGCCGTTTCAAAATTTCTTGCGTGTATGTCTGGCCCTTCATAATGTTCACCATCAAACACAAACCTTGTCACAAAAGTTTTTAATAATATATCGTCCTGTTCTTCTTTAATAATTTTACCTCATCTTGGTAGTCTTCATTTAGTGAGACAAAGCCGCCTTGCCTAAATCTCATTAAAGCCATTGTAGCACTATCGCAATAGTCATCATAATCGCCAAAAGGGAAGGATGCCATTTCTTCTATAACTTCATCTGCAAAATCATGTTCTGGAGCCCAAACCATACCTGATTCAAATATCGGTGCTACGCTGTTCATTCTTGCTATTTTGTCTTGTCCTCTACTTGGTGTATAAGATGTAACAGGTATGCCCATACGTCTTAATTCATGTGTAAGTGGCGTTCCAGATGCTTTAGCTTCTATTAAAACACAATCTGGATCCCAATATCTATACTCTTCTAAAGCCATTTTCTTTAATTCAGGAAAATCGCATCTTACTCTTTTAGCATCTAAAAGTATTATTTCATCTGACCTTTCATCACCTCTGTTAAATATTGCCCAAGTTGTTATAGCTGAATAGTCTGCCGTTTCTTTTTTAGAAAAAGCAGTATCATAACTTTGTATAACATAAGAATAATTTGGCACATCTGGATTTTCCCACCTTTGCCACCATTCTCTTTTCACTATAGATCCTTCTTCTGCTGTAGGGTTTTGCATCCATTGGCTATTCCATTTAGATACTGGTAATGATGCTTTTACACCTAATAACTCTTCTTTTTTCCAAAATTCAGGCCAAAGTGGAGTATCTGATTTAGGCATTATTGCTGGAAACTCTACAACTTCCCATTTGTCTGCATTATCTTCGCTTTGTTGTTTTAAGACTTTGCCAACCAAATCTTTAGTGCTCCATCGCGTCATTACTATCACAATTATGCCTCCTGGCTGTAAACGCTGTCTTGGTCCAGATGTGTACCACTCATAAGCTGATTCTAAAGATTTAGGAGATAAAGCATCTTGCTCTGAGTGCGGATCATCTATAATTAGTAAATCAGCACCACGACCTGTAATTGCACCACCGACACCAGCTGCAAAGAACTCACCTTCTTGATTGCTTGTCCAACGTCCAGCTGATTTATTGTCAGCTTGTAATTGTAAATCTGGGAACACATGTTGATAATTTTCACTGTCTATTAAATTTCTTACTTTTCTACCAAACCTAACTGCAAGTTCAGCTGTATGTGTAGTTTGTATTATTTTTAAATCTCCTCTTCTGCCCATCATCCATGCAGGAAAAAAAGTTGATGCAAATTCTGATTTTGAGTGTCTTGGTGGTAAACAAACTATAAGTCTTTTCAGTTTACCGTCTGCTATTTTGTTAAATTTGTCTGCAATAATTTTATGGTGTCGCCCTTCTATAAAGTCTGGCCACATGTGTTTTATAAAATTCATAAAATCACTTTGACAGGAACTTTGTTTTTCTAGTTGGTCATAACGGTTTATTAAAGCAACGGCTTCTGCTTTATCTTGCTCAGATAAAATATCAAAATCTTTATAGGAAACGTTTTCCATAGCTATGAAACGGATTGAACAGCTAGGTAGTGACGTAGTAACTGCCCAACCCTAAACGCAAAGCGCCTAGAGTTAGTATATCTAAACTGTGTGCCAATCGCCATTACCTTGAAACAACATTGATTCAGCAAGCCTTCTTCGTTCTAGTCCTTCTAAAACTTCTCCACCAGCTTTATTCCATCTTTTCATTTCCGATGGCACTAATTCATATTTACCTTCATTTAAAACTTTTAGCATAGTAGACTCTTTTAGGTTGTTAGGGCCTAAATTGTAAACCCAAGCTACTAAAGCATCGAACTGATGTTGTTCTAGTGGCACTTCAACATAGCTTTTAACATAATCTTCAAACTCAACTATATCACCATCAAACCTTTCGTCTGCGTATGACTGTGACCAAGAATCTCCTTCTTTTACACCTCTAGTGGCTCCCCAACCACAAGTCCAAACATTTGCGCTACAAAGATAGGCGTCTAATTTACAGCCTTCAAATTTTTTTATTAATGATTTTCCTTCTTCTGATATTTGCATTTTAATAGTCCCCCCAGACTTTTGTTTTTGTGCCACCATGGTATTCGACAGCGTGGCCTTCCTTAATAAGCATTTGGCAAATATCTTTACCATCTTCTGTATAAGGGATTCCAAGTATTCTGCCATATTTACCTTTACCAAGAGATTTTACTTTAATTTTGCCAACACATAATTCTTTTAAACGTTCTTTGGCAGCTAATCCTAAAACTTTTTCTGCTTTATCTCTTGTTCTGGATTCTGGCGTATCAATACCAGCTAATCTAACTCTTTGTTTATGTAGCTTGACATCAAAGCCAAGGTCTAAACTGCAATCGAAGGTATCGCCATCGACTATTCTTTCTAACGTTGCGTTATAAACAAACGCATCTGGTGAATCACTCATTTTTTTCTCCGTTATTTGTTGTCACTTTTCTATAATACACAACTACTTCTTTAAGTTCATTTATGTATCTTTTTAGTTCTTGCATGTTATATGCCATCAACTCGTAATCTGGCACTGACATAGCAAAAAATACTACTTGACCTTGGTCTTTTTCAACTCTTGCTAAAAATTCATCTAAATTTTTGTTTGAAACTACATACCAATAAGGTTCTTTTAAATCTATTTCTCTAGGCATAATCGGTTGCACGATCTTCCTTTCTATAGGTTTGGTAATTATTTCTACTTCTTTATTCGGGAGTAGACTGCAACTGCAAGCCATCATCAAGGCTGTCAATATTGCGACTGTCTTCTTCAATGCCATCAAAAACCTCCTTAGTAGCATTATTTACTTTTGGTTCAATTAAGCCAGGTTTGGCAGCAGCTAATTTAGATAAATTATGGCGCTTAAATATATCAAGGTATCTATTCATTTCAGCTTCTATTTCTTGATTTCTTGATTGTAGTGTTAGTAAGCCTTCTGTTTGTAAAGCAAAATCATTTTGCAAAGATTCTATAGTTTCTTTTTGTTCAATATCTCTTAACTCAAATGCTTTATTTAAAGAAGCTAAACTTTTGTTTTGATAATATAAAAAGCCAGAAATCGTTAATAAAACCGTTATTATACCTATCAAAACCTTACTCATCGTTTATTGTCCATATCTTTAAAGGTGCTTTTTTACCTTTTACCTTTATAGCTTGTAGTGACTTTAGCACAAATTTACAATTTTTTGCAGTATTTTCACCAATTAAAATATCTACTCCCACTTCTTTAGTTGCGCTTTCTAATCTTGCTGCGGTATTTACAGCATCACCTATAGCAGTATAATCGAAGCGTGAAGCGCTGCCCATATTACCTACAACAGATTCTCCAGAATTTAAACCTATACCAATTTCAATACCTAACTTTGCTTCTTTCATGTCGTGTCTTATTTGAAGAGCTGTTTTTATAGCTAATTCTTCATGGTTTTCTTGATTTAACGGTGCATTAAATATTGCCATCATTGCATCACCAATATATTTATCTACCATACCGCCATATTTTTGCACAGCGTTAGCTTGTATTGTTAGAGCATCATTCATAATCTTAGTGACTTCTTTAGGTGGTAATACTTCTGATAAAGCAGTAAAACCTCTGACATCAGTGAACAAATAAGTGCAATACCTCTTCTCACCACCTAGTTTTAGAAGTTCAGGATTATCTTGTAATCTTTTAACTTGTCTAGGATCTAAATAATGTTCAAACTGTTTTTTGATTTGTTGGCGTAATTTCCATTGTTCTCTAAAGCGTAAATAGAAAATAACTGCTCCTGTAACGAATTGGGAGAGCAATGTCCAGGTAACATCTACTAAAACACCCGATTTAATCATATAAACGCCTAGAGAGGCGTTAGAAGCCATTAAAGCTGTTCCTAATACCAATCCTTGCGTTATACCTAAATATGCAAGCACAAGACCTGTCAGAGTGACAAAAATCGTAAAAATTAAAATTTCAGCTGCTAAACTCCAATCAGGCACATAAGGTGAGTCAGGAATCAAAATAGATTCAGCTAAAGCTGCTTGTATTTTATGTGGCTCAAGCAATCCCACGGGAGTAGAAATTTGTGGCATTACTCCTTTTGCTGTAACTCCTACAAACACAAATTTGCCTGCAACATTCATTTCTTCTAACGTGGTCTGTGGTGTGTTTACCCAACTTATCCATACACGGCCAAGACTATCTGTAGGAACAGGAGGTAAACCTTGTACAGTAATTTCTTCTATACCAGCAGGATTAGTTTTTATTATGTATGTGTCATTACCTGCTAAAGATTTTAAAACTTCGGTTCCAAACGCAGATACAAAGCCATTAGGTGTTCTAAGTAACATGGGTATTTTACGCACCAACATATCAACGTCGGTAGGAGCGACTGCTATACCTTGATCCGCAGACATAGAAAGTATATCAAGATTAGCAATCACTCCATTTGACATCATGCCGCCAATATCATCTCCCAATATGACAGTGCCTGATGTTTGCGGATAAATACCGTTATCGTTTTCAAACATAGCTAAAACACCACCGTATTGCAATGCCTCAGCAAACATTTGGTCTCCACCCATTCTATCTGGCTGTGGAAAACCTATAACCCAACCAACACCTAAAGCGCCCTGGTTTATTAAATCTATATGTATTTGAGCTAATCGTTGTCTTGGTAAGGGCCAACCACCTTCGCGTTCAAGATCTTCTTCGGTAATATTCAAAATAACAAAATTACCACTTTCAGGTTTTTCTTCTACCAAAGCATCAAAAGTTTTAAGTTTTAAGATTTGTAAAGGTATAACCTGCGTTAATAAAGGTATGCCTAGTAATATAAGTAGTATGAATATTGTTTTTTTCATCCTGCGCTTTGTCTTATTGTAATGGTTGAGCTACTGCCACCGTTAATCTTAATTGTTTTACTTACTCCGTCTTGTATAAATATTACAGTATAAGAGTTAGCTATGTTTAGTCTAAGATTTGCTGTTTGTGTAACAGATCTTTGTATGTTTACTATTTCGCCATCTATAAATGTAATTATTTGTGTATCTGGATCTTGTCCTAAAGCCGTACCAGATATTATTGTAGAAGTAGCTAAAGCTAGCTGATCTTCTTCTTCTGCAATTGCAAGTTCATCAATAATATCTAAAAGATCTTCGAGAAAATTAGTGTCTAAGTAATTGATGTCTAGCTCAGTAAATTCTAAATCAGCTTCATTGTCTAAAAAATCTTCGGCTAAGTAGTCTATATCAAGTTCATTAAAATCAAGAATATCTGTTTCTTGTGATACATTTTCTATTTCATCTATCATTTCTTTTTCTTTTGGTGGATTAACAATTAATAAATTGTCAATAATATTAAGGTCTAGGTCTAAAATTACAGGCTTAGATGGTGAAGATTCAAAAACATCTACTGTAGTAGCCTCAAAAGGTTTTGATAATAAAACTGTACCAGCAGCTGTCGTAACTTCAATCTCACCGCTTGATAAGCCAAATTCGTCTGGTAAGAGAATGATTAAACTACGGCCCAATTCATCAACGGTAGTCGTAAACGATGTGCCGCGAATTGCGATATTAGCAGTCGGTGTTTCTAGTTGAATATTTTGTTTAGATATTTTATTAAACTTTCCTGTAACAAACCTTGCTGTGCCCAATGTAAATCTAATACCTAACTCTGATTTATCAGGGTTTGGATCAAATATGTATTTTGTTATTTTTAGTTTTGAGTTTTCTGTAAGACTTACACGGCTATCATCAAGAAATGTGATTGCCATACGACCATTTGCTGTTTCTGCTTGGTCTTCTTGTTGAATAGAAAAATCTAGTTCAGCAGGATAGTTTTGATCTCTGACTATTGAGGCATTGCCGTTTAATTCAGATACGCCACCAATTCTAACACCCTGTTGTGGTTCCCCCGTCGTTTTGAACGACACAGATGTTAGAATTAGAAGTATTAGTAATGATTTTAAGCCAATCCCTTGCCAAGGTGCTTGACTGTGTAATGTCGATTGTATTTGTACTTCCATCTAAATCTAAATAAAAATAACCGCTGTCAGCTGATGTAGTGCCACTATAACCACTACCTGCAAAAGTTATGTCATTGCTATTTCCGTTTACATCAATGTAGTTTACTGCATTTGAATAATCTATATCTATATCAAATTCATTAGAATCGCCCAATATTATCCAATCCAAATCCAAATATGAAGAATCAGCATCTTCTGCAATTTTTATATCCGCTACATTAGATGAGCCAGTTACGTCAATGTTAAGGTTGATGTAATCACTAGAAATTAGGCCTGTGCTATTTACTAAAAGGTCCCAAACGTTTGAATCTCCGTCAAACTCAAAAAAACCTGTTATGTTGTCGCCATCAATTGCGTCAGACCTAAAAATGTTTGATGAGCCAATTTGATTTATGTCTAATGTCATAGATGAGCCATCAAGGTCTAAGAAAGTCATACTACCAGATGTAGCGTCGGTTCCACCAATTAGGTTGCTGCTGCCTAATTGTTCCAAGTCTATATTTGCGTTGTCTCCTGCCTGCGAGACGCTTATTTCATTGTCTGCTAAAACAGACAAAGATACTAATAAAACTATATTAATTAACCTTTTCATATTTCCAATACCCTCGGTCAAAACCGATATTAATAATATCTAATAATGCACTTTCTATTGACTTTTGTAAAGCTATGGTGCTGCTCTCATTGCTGGCCCTACCCACTTCTATCTCTACTAGCTCAGTGCCAGCTTCAATGAATTTGAACACATCTTGTGAAGATCCATGACTATAAATAGTTTTAGTTTTAGTTGATTCTATTAAAATTTCTCCTGTATTAACGCTTACCAATCTAAGGCTTACAGTAACAACATCGGTCCGATACATTTCGCTAGAGCCGATACCAAGATAGCGTGCGCCAATACCTCCGCTGTTTAAATTCGTTTCATAAGATACAACTGCTCCTTCAAACAAAACACCAGCAAATAGTAAAGGCATTAAAATATTTTCATCTTGCAATTGTTCGCGAGTTGAGCGAATCAGCTGGCGTTCTTTTGTTAAGTTATCTAGGCCCAATCTTTCGACTACACGAAAAAAACGTCCATTAGAAACTTGTTTTAGGCTTCTTATTAATAAAGCAGAAGGCTGTTGAGTGATAGCGCTTGAGAATAAAGCAAAAGAACTATTACTTTTTCTTTGACCTGTTTGATCCATAAAAGCCGCAGGATATACCGCTACTACAGGCATTACAGTTGGTGGCTTTACGTCAATTAACTCCTGGGAAACAGGTAATTCAAATGGGACATCAAGATTTTTACTGGGAAACCTTTGTGCGTAAGTGTCTTTATCTACGTTAAGTAAACTACAACTAGAAAGTAAAAGAACCAATAGGTAAGGTAATTTCTGTGACATTGCCATCCGCATCCGTTATTTTTAAAGTTATCATTAAGCCATCTTCACTTACAGAATACTCAATAATTGTCCCCATAAATTCTAAAATTCCAGAAGTTTGTGGAGTTTCACCAAAAAGTTGGTCAACAAGTTGTCTGGATAACTGCGCGTATATGCGTGATTCTAAGTTTCTAAGAAAACGCGCTAGGGTAGTATTTTCAGCGTCTCTTTCTTGCTGTTCTTTTAAGGCTTTTATTTCAGCAACAATATCTGCTTTCCTATTAAACTCTTGATTCTCTATCGTAAGATAGTGACTAGACGTGCCTATGCCCGAAAAACTTGGGTTCTTAAATTTATGAACTATCTCGTCTGCTGATATAAGTGCTGTGAATAATACAATATAACTAACTATTATTTTCTTCATTTTTATCGTTCTGTTTGTCCTTTAATTCAAGAACAGTGTTTACCTTTTCTTTTAATCGTATCATATCTTGGTCTAATAGGCGAAGCTGGTCTGTAAGCCTAATTATTGTATTTTTCATTTCTTGGACCGATGGATCTATTGTTTTAGTTATAGTTTGCCAGACATAGTAGACAAAATAGCCAAGGCCAACCACCATAATAGTTGGAAAGCCAAAACGCTGAACTAACTCAACAATATCCATTAATCACGTCGAGCATCAATTTTGCCATCTTCGACAAAGTTTTCTGCACGAGCTATACGGTCAAGGTCTGGTGGTAAGTTTAAAGCACTAGAGACACTTGTATCAATTCGTATAATGTCATTGTTCATTATTGAAGCTCTAGTGATAAGCATTTTAGTAATGCCCTGGACAGTTTTAATTTCTGCTACTAAATTACCCATAAGCTGTTTCATTATTAAAAAAATGAAATATCCCATTATCAAACCACTTGCTATGGGTAGACCAAGATTGGCAATCAAGCTCAGAGCTTGTTCCATTATTCTTCGCCTTTAAACTTTTTAGATTGGTTTGAGGTGCCTGCGTATAAGCCGAACCAAGCGGCACCAGCTCCTACTATAATTGAAATTAATCCAGATTGTTCTAGTGAAGGATCCTCAAGAGCCATAAACCACATGGTCGAATAATAGAGTAAAAAAATATACACACTGAGGAAAACTCTTGGAAATATACGCCAAGCGTCTACAGCTCTTGCAAGATGGATCCATTTTTGATGTGGATTAACATTTTTATCTGCTTCAAGATCTCTTATCTTGTCTTTTAGTTCTGATATTTCTTGAATCATGGCCATAAACTTATTGAGGTCCATTTCAACCTCATTTCTGTCCATATCGCCCTGAAATCTACTTTCGCTCACAGTAAAGCTCCTAAACCTACTACAACAACAATAAAAGGATAAACTGCCCAAATCATGTTTTCGAGCTTATCGAATCTTTTAGATCCGTCTTCAAGTCTTTTCTCTATATTTTCATAGCGAATAGCACATTCTTTTTCATGTGCAGCTATCCTTGTCATTGCTTTATCGAGATCCGACATTATTTTTTCTTTGTGCTTTTTTTGACTCTAACTTCTGTGTAAGCCTCATTCACATCTGGTGTTGATTTATCATCACCAACATAATGTCCTTTTTTATTCCTGGCTCTTACTTTTTTTCTTTCTGTGCCAGTCACGAAATCCACTACCTTATTCCACCAACTCATTTGTCTTTCGCCTTACCAATATTTAAAGCTAACAAATCAATTAACTTGTAAAGTTTTCCGATCCACACATCATCCTTTGGAGTCGGTGTAGCTGCGGCTATTAAAGAAGATACTGTTACTATAGCTGTAACAATACCTATTGCGTTTAAAAGAAAATCCATCATTTTTTCTGCTCCTTAGCATTATCTGCTTTTTCTTTAGGTTTACTTTTTTCACCTTCAAGGTTCATAAAAGGTTTTAACCTACTTTCTACCTCAGATCTCAATTGACCTATAGGTAGCATTTCGTTGCCATTCCAGCAACCTCTTTTACATGATACCTCAATCATGTTAAAGATTGCCATATAAAATTGCTTATCATCCATGTCACTACCTCCTTAACTTTGGATTATTAATTTACTTCCTTTGGCTCTTCATTAGGTATTACATCCCAACAATTAAGATTAGAAGCTATTGTTCTTCTTTCTCCTTTGCCTTTAAATGGGTACACCATGTGTTGCAACCAAGAAGGAAACACTAATAGTTTACCTACTTCTGGTGTCATTACAAAGGATTGTGGTGGTCTTAGTCTTTCTGAATCAATTACTGAGTTCATACCATATTGAAATGATATGCAGCCATCACTGTGTCCAGACTCGTTATAAAGCGAATATGTAGGTGTATTAGCAGTCGCTTTAGCTCCTATTTGTTTTGGTACTTTAGTCCAGGCAGTAGTTGATATTCCCATTACTGTTTTAGTGCCGTGGTCATGTATGGGATTGTAGTCTCCATCGTAACTGTGTACTGACCAAGTTTCATCTATCATTACTTGTTTAGGATTTTTGAGTTTCATGCCAGCACCTGAACTAGCAAAATAATTTATATACTCAGCTCCTAGGTTACAAATAAAATTGTTGTAATCAACCATTCTGTCGTCGTTATGATCTAGTAACAACTGTTCGCCTTTATCTATTTGGCCAACTAAAGAATGTTTTAAAGATTTGCGATTTTTATTTTTTTTGTATTCATCCATGTAATCGTTTACAGAATCAATCATGCTTTGAGGCATGGTTGTTTCTAAAACAAACACAGACGGCATAACATGCATCTGAAAAGTCTGTTCTGTCATTTATTAACTAGGTACGCTAAAGTCGTTATCTGGTGAGCTTACTGCTGGTGGGCTGGTAACAACACTAGCAACTTGACTAGCAAATACTGCATCCCATTGAGATACAGGACATATTGCTACTAAGTCAGCATTACTCCAACTACCTTTAGCTTTAAGTGCAAAATTAGTTGTTACATTCCCATCTGCATCAGTATCTTTCTGTTCTACAACAGTGCTGAAAGTTGAAGTGTAATAAGTAGAATCACCTTCACTATCATTTTCATACTGCATTTCTATGTCCCACTTATCTACTTTACTAGATGAGTTTACATACGGAACGCACTTTACAATTTTTTTACTAACTGCCATTTTCTTTCTCCTTTTCTAAAAGTTCTATTCTTGCAATTAATTCATTATAACCTTTCAAATCTGGTAAGTCTTTAGGAGTATGAGAGTTTTCTTTCAGCTCCTCAACTTGTGCAGATAATTCTTGTACAGCTTTAACCATCATTGGCATTAAATTACCAAAGGCTATTTGTTGTGTGCCATCTGGATCTTCGCTCCAAATATTATGGCCATCTGCTATAACATCTTCATATTTATCAATTACAGCTTTAACTTCTTGAGCTACAAAACCATGATTAACTTTGCCTTCACCTTTACATGGCTCATCTGAATCTGCTTCATACTGAGACATATCTTCTGGTACATCTTTTTTAGGCTTCCATTTATAGGTAATAGCCCTTAGTTCATTTATAAAATCTAGTCCTGCCTTAGAATCTTCAATGTTTTCTTTTAGTCTTTCATCTGAGGCTGCTGCCCATGAAGTATCAGAACCATCTAAGGATAGAGTAGCTGTATTACTACCCATACCAAATCTAGCTGTGTTAGCTCCACCTGCACCAAAATTAAATCCAATAGCTATTTCATTACTTACTGTAGAACCACTACCTCTAACAGCACAACCTAATAAAGTATTATCGCCACCTGTTGTTAAGTTAGTGCTATTAGCACCTGCTTGTTTTCCTATAAGTGTATTATTGTCTCCTGTAGTTGCATAAGCACCTGCCTCCATACCTACAAAAGTATTGGCTTGTCCTGTTGTAACTGCTTCGCCTCCTTTACCGCCTACAGCTGTATTATTTTTTCCTGTGGTATCAGCAAATAAAGCATTTAAACCAATAGCTACGTTGTATGAATCTTCATTAGTAGATGGGTTATATGCTTGTAAAGCATTAGCTCCAACAGCTACGTTTCTATCGCCTACTGTATTAGCTCCCATAGCGTCTTTACCGATTGCTACGTTTAAATCTCCTGTAGTTATAGCGTCTGCTGCGTCTGCACCTACAACTGTATTGCTGCTAGCTGTAGTTGCATTTACTAAAGCATTTTTACCAACAGCTGTATTACTAGCACCTGTAGTATTAGTAAACAAGCATTGATAGCCAACTGCTGTGTTGTAATCTGCTGTGGTGTTGTTTGCTAAAGATGTTTTACCTATAGCTGTGAGTGAATTACCTGTAGTGTTATCAGTAAGTGATTGATAGCCTACAGCTACGTTATCGTCAGCTGTAGTGTTCGCATCTAAAGCATAAGAACCTATAGCTACATTTTCTGCTCCTGTGGTATTCTCTAGCAATGCCTGATTACCAACAGCTGTATTATCTGAACCAGTGGTTGAAGTGCTTATAGCAGCAAAACCTAGAGCAACATTTCTAGTCCCTGTAGTAAGTGCATCTAAAGCTAAACCACCAACAGATGTGTTTTGTGCTCCTGTAGTAATTGCACCTGATGCATTATAACCAACTGCTACGTTATATGAATCTTCATTTGTACTTGGGTTGTTTGTAGCTAAAGAAAATGCTCCAACAGCTAC